CAGCTGGCCCATCCAGACGTACTCGCATCTTCGGACGGAGCCACTATGAGCGCCAACAGCGACGACCTCAACTTCGTATCGATCGACGGTCACTCTGGTGACTGTCACCATGTTGCCTATCTGCTACGCAAGCGCGGCTACGAACGCGCAGCCGACAAGATAGCGGAAGCGGGCGACCACCTCGAATCAGCGGAGGCCATCCGACGGCAACTGGAGGGTGTCATCGAGGCGATCATTCGCTACGACCGTGGAGACTGGGGCACAGCAGAGGTAATCGAGGAAGTCGAGCGATGGGAGGCCAGTCGGATCGTTGTCGCGTCACGTGGCCGCGGTCGCCCGCTCATGGGACAGCGAAGGAAGCGTAGGCGGTAGATGCTCTGGCCCACCGGCGCATGCAACTGCTCGCTGCGGATACGAACCTCCGTTACCACGACAGGCACGGAATCGTTCTGCCAGGACTGCGCTGGCATTCTCTCGTATCAGGGCCCGTGGGCGGACGGGTTTCGAGTGGAGAGCCCGACCAAGGGGCAACTCATCGTGGAGCACAAGCGAGAGCAACGAGCCATGGTGCGCGCGCTGCGTGGCCAGAAACATGTTCGCCGGCTTGATGTCGCGATGAGCGAAGCTCGGTCGCAGAGGATGCGCAGGCCGCACGCGAAGGGACAGGGGTGTCGGTGATGATTGTAGGCAAGCGAGTTCCAGTCCCAGCAACCACGCGTGTGGTGACCACGACGTTCTGCGACCTGTGCGAGAAGGAGATCGTGGAGCGCAATGGCCACCAGAGGGATGAGGTGGAAATAGAGCACAGCGTTGGCAATGTCTGGCCAGAGGCAGACTGCCGACAGGTCACGTGGGTGGATGTCTGCACGTCCTGCTTCCAAGAACGCGTTCGTCCTGCCATCGAGGCTCTTGGTGCGAAGTTCAGAACTCGGTCCGGCAGCGACTACCAGTACGTGGACAAGGGCGATGAGGCGGACCGGTGAGCAAGAGCGAACCAAGCTCCAGCGCAGTAGGCTCTCTGGTGCTCGCCCAGCGCGACGCTGCTATTGCAGCCATAGAGGCTCTCTTGTGTCAGCACGAGATCCTTGTGGATGACATGCTCGAGCTTGAGGAGCTTCCCGGCGAACTCAGCAGTGAACGCTTGTTCTATGCCGGGCTGGCCAACCCGGACGAGTTTGACACACCAGAGCGCAACGCGCCGATGGTTTACGCGCGCACTGCTGCTGGCGATCTCGTCCTTGCGCTTCACGCACTGCATCCACTCGTTGACCTGTGAGACTCGCCAACCTCAACCCCGTCACCATCCTCATGCCCGTCCTGGGCCGCACCACGATGGCCTACGTGTTCCCGTCTGAGATTCGCGGCCAGTGGATGGCGCACAATCTCCACCTCGATGTCATCAGCCAGGGCGGCTCAGTGGGCGACGCGATAGCGAGCCTGGAGGAAGCCGTGGCCATCTGTGTGGAGGATGACGCGCAGGGTGGGTTCGATCTGTGGGACAGAGGGCCGGCTCCGGATGAGGATTGGATGCCCTAGCAAAGCCCCTCTTCCCGCTCCAACTCCTCACGAATCAGCCGACTCCGACGACCAGCCTCCAGTTCCACTTGCTCCCGCGGAGTGAGCACGCTCATGCGTTGGTCGTGCATGACGGTGCGCGGGCGACGGACGGGGCGATGCGGATGCTGCGAGGGCGTGGCCATCCCAGACGTGTCGCAACTGCTGGTCCATCGTGGATGCGAGAGAAGCCAGGCCGCGCCCAGCGGTCGTCGTGGCAGCGCTGGACCAGGTGCGCAGAGTGGCACGCCACAGCAGAGTGCAACACGATGCGCCACTGTGCAACGCGCCTCACCGCCGGCAGCCTTGTTGCTGCGGCAATTGTCGACGACGATGCGTCACTGAACCGCTGGCGCAACTGGATTCCTAGGCGCTAGAGTGCACACTGACACGGGTGACTGACTCGGGGCGCGAGTGACGCGACCAGCAGGCCCAGATGGCAGGCGGACATGCCGCCGCGAAAACGACAGGAGTCGGTCGACCCAAAGCTTCTGGATTACATCCGGAGTGAGCAGCGGAAGTGGGCTGGAGTTGGGGTTGAGGTTGAGCCGGCCGAGAAGCCCTCGCAGGCTGCGCGCATTGACGGGCTGAGGCTGTCGGCGATTGAGTTGGCGGAGTCCGCAGTCAAGCGCGCCAAGAACTCCAGCGACCCGAAGGACATGGACATCGCCTTCAAGGCCATGGCCAGCGCCATCGCGCTCTTCAAGCCAGAGCGGCCGACCGACGAGAGTGGGCGGACGACCATCGTGATCGAGATGCCTCCCGATGGTGACCAGTCCGACGACGAGTCCGCAGGGCCTTCAGATACGCGTACGGCTCAACCGCCCACAGGCGCGGGCCTACCGCAGATTCACTGACCGCTCAACGGTCGTTCTCGCCTGGGGCCGCGGAGTCGGCAAGAGCGAGTTCATTCTTCTGTGCATGTTCCTGCTCGCTGCCGAGTGGGAGTATCGCAAACGCGGCGGGTACGACGGGTCCGGGATACGGATCATCTACCTGCTTCCCGCTGCGACGCAGGCGCGCAAGACAGTCGTTGCTCGCTTCCAAAGCAAGCTCTTCGGACAGTTCGCCTACCTCGGCGGGAAATTCAATCTCACCACGCTGAGGGCTGAGTTCCACGGCGGTTCTTGGATCCAGTTCGCTTCTGCTGAGCAGGGCGAGCTTATCCGAGGCATCCGGGCTGACGCAGCCTTCGTCGATGAGTGCGATGACATTGACCGTGAGATGTACAGCGCTGTCGTTGCGCCATGGTTGAGCGAGCCGTTCAGCCTGAAGCGCGCGATGCTCGGCGGGACCCCGATGAGGGGCCGGCACGGGCTGCTCTACCAAAGCTACTGCCTCGGTCGGGACCAACTTGAAGGATACTTCGGAGTGCACGCCACGTGGCGCGACGCACCCGAGCACGTGGATGCAGAGTACGTTCAGCGTGAGCGCAGGGTTGCCGAGATCGCTGGCATGCTCGCCACGTTCGAGCGTGAGTGGGAGTGCAACTTCGACGCGGGCGAAGGGCTCGTGTTCCCGATGTTCTCGCGTGAGCTTCACGTTCGAGAGCCGCACAAGGACGCAAAGTTCAGTGAGATTCTCGTCGGCGTCGACCATGGCTGGGAAGACCCTGGTGTGTTCGAGATCGCTGGCGTGTGCGGGAACGGCAACGATGCGTCCTTGCACTTCCTCGACGAGGTCTACCAGAAAGGACGCGTTGAATCGTGGTGGGTTGAGCAGGCCAAGCAAGTGCTCAAGACCTACCCGAACGCCAAGTGGTACTGCGACCCTTCAAGGCCGGACCGCATTCAGGCGCTGCGCAACGCTGGCTGTCGCATCCAAGAGACCGACAACTCAATCGAGCCAGGCATCTCCGCGATGTCCAATCGGCTCGCTCCGCGTGAGACCAACGACGGCGTACGCTTCGCTCGCTTCTACATCTCGCCGAAGTGCAAAGAGTTCATCCGAGAGATGGGACTCTACAGGCGCAAGCGAGACTCCAAGAACAAGGACCAGTTCTTGGACGAGACTGTCGACCGGGACAATCACACCATCGACGCCGCACGCTATTTGACAATAGGCCGCTTCGGCAAGCCTCAAGTCTCGCGCGGTATGGGCAACTTCTAGCATGAAACTCGACCGCCTCACCGCCAAGCATCCGGAATACGATGCTGACACGTGGGGCGACTACGATGCGCTGTATCGCGGCGGCAAGTACTTTCGCGCACGCATCGGCAGGTTCCTGCACAAGAATCAGTTCGAGACGGGTGAGGTGTTTGCGCTGCGCCAAGCGCACGCGCGATACCGGAGCTACGTCGGGCCTATTGTCGACTTCTTCGCCTCGCAACTGATGGGCGCGCCCATGACCACACGGTCGGCGAACGCTCAGACTGGCGAACCCGTCGAACAGGATCCGTTCTACTCGACATTCAAGGAGGACGTCGACGGCAACGGCCAAGACCTCGTTGATTTCATGCGCGACGGGTTCCGTACCGCACTGGTCAAGCAGACGTGCTGGTGGCTCGCTTCACTGCCGAGCCAACTCGGTGCACCACCGGCCAATCGGGCCGACTGGGAAGCGCGCGATCTTGGTCGCGTATGCCTCCACCATGTGGAGCCCGAGTCCGTACTGGACTGGCAGTTCGACGGCGATGGCCAGTTGCTGTGGGCCATCATGTTTGAGGAGACGCGGCCACGTGAATCGCCGCTCGACAATCGCGGTCGTCGCATCCGCACGTGGCGCATCTACGATCGGACGCAGATCCACACGTTCGAGTTGGTGCTGAATCCGGACGACAAGGATCCAGAAACCGACGCCGATGTCAAGCTCAAGTCCAGCGAGCTTCACGGCTTCTCCAGAGTGCCTCTGGTGCGCGTGCAAGCGCCGCCCGGTCTCTGGCTGATGAACCGCGTGGCCGACGCGCAGGTTGCTCACTTTCAGGACCACGCCGCACTTCGCTGGGCGATGAAGATGACCTGCTACGCGATGCCGGTGTTCCACTACGCGGAAGACCCGATGGGGCAATCGCCGCTCGGCGTGGGCAACTACCTCCGCCTCGGACAAGACGACAAGTTGTCTTGGTTCGCACCGCCGTCCCAGCCGTTCGATGTCATCGCGACCGAGGTCAAGTCTCAGAAGGACGAGATCTATCGCGTCGCCCAACAGATGGCTCAGGGCGTGGACAACAACGCAGCTGCCGTGGGCCGTAGCGCGGAGAGCAAGAGCGCCGACTCCGGAGCTACCGAGGTCTGCCTGAAGGCCTATGGTGCGATTGTGCGTGAGGCCATCGACAAGGTCTACGCGTTGATCGTTGAAGGCCGTGGAGACAACGTCCGCATCACCGTTGAGGGGCTCGACCGCTTCAACCTAGCCGACGCCGCTATCGTCGTAGAGAACACGGCGACCGCGAAGGAACTTTGCATCCCATCCAAGACGCTTCAGAAAGCCCTGTTCCAGCAGGCCGCTGAGTCGCTTTTGCCCTCTCTGGACCAGGTTCAGAAAGACGCGATTCGAGTCGAGATCGAAGCGGGCGTGGAAGAGATGGCGCAGGAAGCAGCGATCGCCAAGAAGCGATTGGCTGAGGTACCTCCACCTCCAGCATCAAAGCCAGGCGAACCGCCGGCACAGACGCAACCTCCTCCGAACTGAGAGCACATGTCCGCAAAGCTATCGGTCGGAACAATCACCGGGACGACACCAGCAGCCGCTGGCTCTGCCGCGGGCGCTACGGCGATCAGCGGTCTCTTGGACGCTGAGACGCTGACAGTCATTGCGACGCTCGTTGGGGCCACCGGTGGCGTTCTGGATGTCTATCTCCAGACCTCCTACGACGGTGGTACCACCTGGGTCGACTTCGCCCACTTCCCGCAGCTCGCCGCTGGTGCTGGTTCATCCGTGCGCGTTTGGCATGTCGTGCGGAAGCTTCAGCAGACAACACTCACCACGGTGGGTTCCGGATCCTCCCCAGCCATTGCCGCGAACACAATCGTTGGCGGGACGTGGGGCGATCGCATTCGAGCTTTCTATGTGGCTGGCGCCAGCACCTCAGCGGGGGCAGCCGTGAACATCCAGTTGGTTGGTTGGTCGCCTCGCGGCGGCTGAGCGGCTGACGCAAGGTTTCGTCCCACCAACGGGACGTCCCCTCCGGCGAGCACGGCGCGCTGGGCAAAGGGAGAACGCCGTAGACCCGAGTCTCACTGACGAGACCACGGAGAAACTGTCATGGCCACTGAAGACGACCCGACCAAACAGCCCGACAAGACCGACGAGAGCAAGCCGGACTTCCTTACCAAGGACGAAGCCCGCAGCATCATGGCTGGCATCATCCAGTCTTCGCTGAAAAAGGACCTGCCGCGCGTCCTTGGCGAATTGCTCGGTCCGCAACTGGACACAGCGCTCGGTCCGCTCAAAGAGCAACTTGCCGGACTGTCCAAGCCGAAGACCGAGGAAGATTCGAACAAGGGCAAGGAGCCTCCTACCAAGCCAGGCGTCAACGCTGGCACTGATGAGACGGCCGACAAGCCAGACCCGAAGTTCGAGGCTCTGGAGAAGAAGCTCAAGCGGCTCGAGGATGAGAACAAGGCTGCGCGGGACTCCGCTGCTGCCGAGCGAAAGCGACGCGTCGAGAATGACGGTTACGCGACGCTTCGTTCCGAGTTGACCGGCAAGGTCAAGGCTGAGGCGCTCGACATGTGCATCGACCTCGTTCGAGCGCGCGGGCAACTGGCTTTCGACGACGACGGTAATCCGCGCATGAAGGTACGAGCGAAGATCGCCAAGGACCTTCCCGAAGAAGACCAGGAGTTGGCGATCCCTGAGGCGGTCCCCCACTGGCTCAAGTCGAAGGAGGCGCAGCTTTTCCTGCCGCCCCCGACTCAGCAGCAGACTCGACGCAATGTCCCAGCGGGACAGCGCGCCAGCAATGGCCAGTTCGCTGGCAACAACTCCGACCCCATTGCGGCTTTCGAGGCCGAGCACGGGTCACTCGACGAAAATCTCTGATAGACGCAAGCGCTTAGCCGCGAGCGTCAAGAAAGCAAGCAGCCATGGCTGACGCACCCCAGACGCTCGCGCTCATCACGCTTGGTCAGTTCCTCCGCGGCGACGTCGTTCGCCAGATCAACCGCCGATCCGCGCTTCTGCGGATCCTGCCCATCATTCCAGGCTCCGGGCAGAACTGTGCCTGGAGCGTTGAGGCAGACGGCCAGATTGGCGAGACCTACGCCGACGGTGCGGACGCCGCCAACTTCGGCAGCGATGCCCAACAGCAGGCCGTCCTCGGCTGGTCGCGCACCCGCTCCAACTTCACTGTGACGGGCACTGCCAGGCGCGCCGCCCGTACCGCTCAGGCGGGACCTGGTGGCATGCGCGACCTTATCGGTCGCAACATGGTCAACTCCAGCGCCAAGGTCGCGTCCACCGTCAACGCCGCGCTCTTCAGTGGCGCTGGTACGACCAACAACATCGCCGGTCTCGATGTCGCCATCGCCGACACGACCAACACCTACGCGACGATCAACCGCGCAACGCTGCCGGCGAACGCCTTCTGGCTTCCGACCGTGACGGACCCCGGCTCCCTGACGGCGCCGACGTTCGCTCAGATTCGCGCCGACCGCACCGCCATCTTCAAGGCCTGCGGCGAATCGCCAGATATTGCCGTGTGTTCGCCAGAGGTGTTCGACACTGTCGGTGGGCTCTATGACGCCACTCGCCGCTACGTGACGGAGGTCTCCACTCCCCGCGGCAAGGTGACGCTCGACGCCGGCTTCCAGGGCCTGGAACTCGACGGCATGGTCTTCATCAAGGACAAGGATGCGACCGCAAACCGCATCTACTACTTGAACTCGAACTACATCGAGATCTGGTACCAGCCTCTCGAGCCCGAGGCCATGGGCACGATGAACCTGCCACTCAAGGCAGACGATGGCTTCGGCCAGACACCTCTCGGCATCCAGTGCGTGAAGCTCGCCAAGAACGGCGATGCCGATCGCTACTCGTGCTTCACCGAACTGCAGCTGGTCGTTCGCAAGCCGAACGCCATGGGCTGCCGCAAGAACGTCGCAACCTGATCCAGGTTCGCCGGAGACATTCCAATGGCAGTGACCATCCGCAATCTCGCCAACCTGAAGGCCGATGAGGCCGTGACGCAGGCCAACAAGCTGCGACTCGACGTCCTCAAACTCAAGGTCGGCACCATCTTCCACGCCGACGCGTCGACTGCGGTGTCCACGGCCAACGCCTCGGACCTTCCAACGGTCGTGGCGCTCGCCAATGCACTCAAGGCCGCATACAACACCCATATCGCCAGCGCTTGCAACGCAACGACTGGCGTGGGTGCCCACATCGCCGCGGACGCCACCAACGTCACTGCGGCAGCGGCGGCAACAGACCAGTCGACGTCCAACACGCTGCTCAATGAGATCAAGGCAGACTACAACGCTCACCGCGTTCTGACTGCCTCGCATCCGACGGCGGACGCCACGAACGTCATCTCCTCGTCGGACGCGTCCGACCTCGCAACCAGCATCACGCTAGCCAACGAGTTGAAGACGGACATCAATCTGCACATGGCTGCGGCCATGGGTAGCCAGGCCATCACTGTGGTGGCCCCGTGAGGTTCGTCAACAACAGCGGGCGTGACCTCGACTTCGACCTTGGCGGCGCACACTACAGGGTTGCACCGCACGCCGAGTGCTCGATCCCCAACGTGTTCGCCTACGCGGTGAAGCTTCAGGGAATCCCCCTGGATCCTACCGAAGGCGAGGATGTCGAAGGGAACGTCGACGCGGCTGCTGGCCAGTTGGCGTCTCTGCGCGCGGAGGCGCGCAAGGCGCTGCGGGCGATGCAGGAGCAATACGAGAAGCAGATGTCAGACGAGGCTGATGAGCATGCCGAAGAACTCGACACGCTCAACAGCACACTGACGGATCTTCAAACTGAGATGGGTGAGCTTCGCTCCGAGAGGGACAAGCTCAAGAGCGACCTCGCCACCGCCAACGCCATGATCGAGGAACTCACCAAGCCCAAAACCACACCCGAGACGCCGAACGCCAAGAGCGACGCGTCCGACGACAAGTCCAAGCCGAAAAAGTAACCAGTGGCCTTCACGGAAACTCAGAAGAGTCAGATCCGGCTCGCGCTGGGCTTCCCTGACGTGTTCCTGGATCGCAACTCTCGGCTCGAGTCAGCCATTGACCTCGTGGGAGAGCGGGCTGCAGCGAAGGCCATTGTGGACGACCTGCTCACGCAACTCGCCACAGTGTCCACGT